GATGTTGTAGTTCAGTGCCTGCTTGCCGTTGATGCTGACATCGAAGTACTTGTCGGGCCGAGGGGCCACATCGCCCTCCAGGATGCTCCTGCCGTGGTAGGCGTAGTTGAAGGGAGCCGAAGTGTCCACGCCGCGAACGCCTGCGATGTGGAACTGCTCCTGGTGCTCCCTGAGTTCCCGGATGTACTCCGGATTCGTACCGAGCAGGTGCACCTGGTATCCAGGGTGCGTGCGCCGAATGTACAGAGCGAGCTCGGACCTGATGTCGTCCTTGTCGCAGGTCGTGATCAGGTGACGCGGAAGCCCGAGAACGGTGATCTCACCGAACGTCTCGTAGTAGGCCTCGATGCAGGCACAGCACTCGTCGTACGTCTTGCCCTGCACGACACCCATGTACTTGAACCGGATGTCCACACCGAACCGGAAAAAGTCCTTGGTCAGCTGGAGAGTCTCGTCCATGTTCCCGAGCACGTCAGGAACGACGATCTCGTTGACCATCAAGCCGAGCGCCATCGACCGAAGCTGTCCGTGCGACAGGAGCTCACCTTCGGCAGCACCGTTGTCCAGGATCAGGTAGTCGCCATTACGACGTGCGGTGATGTACGCACTCTGGTACTGCTGGTTCGCGAGGTGTTCCGGAAGAACCAACTGGTAGCTGGTTCTGTAGATGGTTTCCATCTGGCTGTACGGTGGGATGAGCGCGAGCTGCATGTTATTCTCCGTTCGGGGCGAAACCGTGACCGCGGAACCCTGTAGGCGGAAGGTCCATCGAGGGGATCATCGGGCGAGTATTCACCTGAGGAGCGTTGCCACCATCGGGAGTGTACTCGGACTCCTTACGTTCCCTCCACTGCATGAACTCCGTGTACTCCTCAGCGATCTGGAGCTGCGTCAGGCGAAGCTTGATGTACGAGTAGCGTGCGTAGTTGGCGAGGTCCAGAACCTCCTGGCACGCCTCCTCGAACATGTCCTTGTTGAAGAAGCTGAACGGACCGTACTTCTCGGCACCCAGCCGGTGCCGATCGATGACCCTGTGGTCGAACTCCGCCGACAGCTTCTCGACGATCTCCGCCAGGCCAGTCTCGCTGACCCTGACCTTCGTCGTGTTCTCGTCAGTCATCAGAACCTCTTCTGGTTGAACTTCTGCTTGTTGATGTATTCCTGACCCAAGTTGACCTTGAGAATGGCTGCGCAGTTCAGAAGGTAGATGAGCACGTCAGCCAGCTCACCCTTCAGGAGGTTACGTGCTTCGTCCTCTTCCAGGCTACCGCGCTGGAGCTTTTTGATGACGTTCGCGACCTCTCCCACTTCACCACAGAGGGCAAGAGAGTGGTGTCCGAGGTCGGAAGCAGTCTGCGGGAACCAGCGCTGCGAGGCGAAGTGGCTTTCCTTCTGCAGAACCCTGAAGAGGACCTCGACGGGATTCTCTTGGGTGGAAGGGTACTGAAACAGAGCACGAACCTCGTCAGGGGTAAGGTCATCAGCCATTGCGGATCCACTCCAGGAACTCGGCCTTCGCAGTGCGTGCGTGATCCGCGAAGACACCTGACATTTCGGACGTCGTAGTGATGACACCGGAAGCACGAACGCCTCGCATCGCCATACACATGTGTTCGGCCTTCATCACGATCGCGAGGCCCTTGGGCTGCAGCTTCCCGTTCAGGAAGTCGTGCAGTTCGGTGGTCAGTTCCTCCTGAACGTGGAACCCCTTGGCCACATACCCCACAGCTCGGGCGAACTTGGAGAGACCTGCGATACGCTCGTCGGGAACGTAACCGATCCAGGCGTGACCGTGGAAGGGCAACGTGTGATGGGCACACAGGGTGTAGAAGGGGATCGGACCGAGAGTGATCATGTTCTGCGACTTCGCTTCGAAGGTCGTGAACTTGAACTCTTCACGAACCGTCAGTTCCTTCATTGCCGCTGCCAGACGACGCGGCGTCCCCCTGTGGTGTTCCTTAGCGAGATCCACCCCGATGCTGCGCAGAAAGTCAGATGCAGCCACTTCAGCAGGGTCACGGTGACCGAGCATGACAGCATCCTTAAAGGCCTTCTCGTACGCTTCCTGGTCAGCTTCGGAAACAATCGTGTAGGTCTTGCCGGGAATGATGTCACTAGTGGTCTTGCACTGCGGGTGTCCGTCGTTCGGGTAGTGCGTAACCGGATACCCGATCTTCACCTGGGACAACTTCTCGCGGTACTCTTCGAGCTCCGGAGTCATCTTCTCAGGAGGGTCGACGTAGTCAGCCATTGGTAGCCTCCGCATCCTTGTTGTAGGGAGACGCCTGCGTGAAAGTGACCCAGTTGGTTCCGGTCTCGCGCACTTCAGTGGCGACGATGAAGATGCTGTCGTCGAACTGCTCCTGAAGCTTCATGCAGATCATCTCGGCCACGGCTTCCACAGTAGGCCAGGGCTTGTCTCTGTAGCGCATATCAGGAGGCACGTCGGCGACTTCTCCAGGAGGACCGAACACGAAGACCTTGCTGTTGTCAGCCAGCAGGGCATCCAACAGTACGTCCTGGTGGCCAAGCATCGCGCCGTGATCGAGGTACATGTCGATCCACTGTCGCACGACCTTCTTGACCGATCCGTACTCCATGCTGATGCCGTCGGCGTCCATGCCTCCGACCACCGTGGTCCTCTGCAAATGAACCTTGACCTTCCACGAGTGACCGTGCAAGTTCTCGCACTTGCCACCCAGGAAAGGTAGCCTGTGAGCGGTCTCGAAGTTGTGTTCTATCGCGAGAGTCACCTGCCCTCGAACCATCAAAGTCTCCTTAAGTCTAATCAAGATCAACTTCAGCCGTTAGCTCTCTACGCAAGGCTTGGACAAAAGCTGTCTATCGAAAGTCTAGCTATGGACAAAGCGCGGACAAACAGCTGTTGAGCTCTCACTGCTTGCCCGCGCTTCACGTCACGCCCAGGACTTGCCGTAGTCCTGGTCGGTCATCCTGCACCACGGCGTAGTCGAGTCGTCGGCGATGACCAGCCAGTCGGTGGGGTTCAGTGCGATGATGGGCGATCCCGGCTGGCGTACGAACAGCACACCGGGGTCACCACCAGGGATGGCCACCTGCTGGTTCGCGTACTGGGAAGCGTTCGCGGGGATCGTCCCCAGCCAGGTCTGGAAGTCCGACAGATTGGTCCCATCCCACTGCCACGACTTCGCAGTGGCGAGCTTCTGGGTGACGCTCAACGGTGCAGGCATCAGAAGGTCTCCCTCGAAGGTTCGAAGTCGACGGCGTCGTCGTACTTCGTCGGGTCCTCGACGCCCGCGACCACGAACGCCTCCTTGCGCTCCACGCACGTGCCGCACTTACCACAGTGCAGCTCGCCGCCCTTGTAGCAGCTCCAGGTCTCAGCCCAGTCGATGCCGTGCTGAGTACCCATCGCGACGATCTCGGCCTTGCTCACCATCAGCCACGGCGCGTACACCTGGAACTGCGGGTGGATAAAACCCTGGTTGGCGATGTGCAGCGTCGTCTCGAGCGTACGAATGAACTCGGGACGACAGTCGGGGTAGATGTGGTGGTCGCCGGCGTGCACACCCAGACCCAGAAGCCAACCGTTCTCGTTGATGCAGGCAGCAGCAGCGATGCTCGCCATGATCATGTTGCGGTTGGGCACGACCGTCTGCTTCATGCTCTCGGCCTCGTAGTGGCCCTCGGGCACGTCGGTCTTGCCCACCAGAGCCGACTTCGTCAGCAGCTGTGCGATGCTGGTCAGGTCAACGACCTTCCAGTCCAGGCTGCCCAGGTTGTCCACGTGGTACTGGACGAAGTCGAGTTCCTTCTTGTGCTTCTGCCCGTAGTTGAAGGACAACACCTTCACGTCAGGACTAATGGCGTGCATCTGGTACAGCATCGCGATGCTGTCCATGCCACCACTCACGACTGCAATGTTCGTCAAGGAATTTCCACCTTCTTTTTCTTTTCGGTCGGAAAGTAACGTTCTCCCTTACCCTGCTTGTGATAGGTTACCAGTCCACGTTGCAGGAGCGTCTGGAAGATATTACCCGCTGTCTGAGCTGTGAGGTGATACGACTGCATGAGCCGCGACCTCGAGATGCCGGGGTTAGCCTTGATCGCCCCCAGTACCTTTTCCAGCTCACGCTCATTGGTCGTCGTACCAATACCGTTGACTACTTGGTTCGTGTAGTCACGCCACTCCTCCACGAACCTGATGGCGTAGAGAAGGTCGACGAGTTCCACTTCGATAGTCTGGTCAGGCTCAATCAACTTCCGGCTAGCTGCAACCAGTACAGCTGCCTTGAGTCCTGACTTGCACAAACGGTCATACGTAGGAGTCATGATGTCAGGTTGCAAGGACTTCAGTCCAGCCCTCATCATGTCCTGTTCCAACAGGTTGTAGCGCGCCCAAGCTTCAGGCGTCAGCTGAGCATTCCAGGCCTTAGGTGCCTCGTAGGACAAGGTGCCATCAGGCTTGCGGGTCAGCTTTGGTTCTGTATGGTAGTGTGCACGCATCTCCTTCATGGCACGCATGATGAGATCGCGCCCTGTGGAATCCTTGCTGGTCGGAGGCCCTAGCGGTTGGACACGTGTCACATCAGACTCTGCCGTGATGAAGACGAACCGAGGAATGAACCCTGAACTGACATGCTCGTGCGTCAGGAGGCTACACACCTTGTTCTTAATGCCGCCTGCGAAGAGCATCAGTACTGGGTCCTTGACCTCGATGGTCTCCTTCTTCAGAATCCGTTTCTGCAGCTTACCGTCGTACAACTTGGTAAGCGTCTCTGCCATGCCCGCGTAGTAGTCCTTCTTGTTCAACGCATCCAGTAGTCCGCTGAATTCGTCACGCAAGAAGATCGACGGCTGACTAGGCCTGGTAGAGAGGGAAGACATCAGTCCCTCGATCGAACCATCGGTCGCCAAGATGGTACTGCTGTCTACCTCCTCGAGCAGATCCATTGCAATGTCCATCGCTGTTGACTTACGGGTCAGCGTGGTGTCTGCCAGGATCATGAACCACAAGTTGGGCTTCATAGTGCCGAACGAGGTGGGCAATCTCACGGCACCCCCCAAGAGGGCTGACAGGATAATGAACGCTCCTGCCTGGTGGTACTGCTTAGCGGCATCGCCGAGAGATCCTGCCCACTTCATGTAGTCATCTACGAAGGTGGAAAAGCCTGCAATCTCCTCGCGTTCACGATCAAGGAGCAGGGGCTGCAGGTGGATCTCAGCGGGTGCCAGGAGCTTCTGGTTCTCCTGGAACCTCTGCCAGGCCTTACAGACGTCCTTCCAGAGTTGCAACTCCGGGCGGTTGTCACGCTTGAACTTGTTACATGCGGAGTCGCGTGCAACGATGAACACTTCTTCCTTGCTCATGCCAGACTCGAAGCACATCATTTCGAGATTCCACAGGGTCTTGCTCCAGTCGATGCCCTTGTCAGGCTCGATGGTAAAGTGGACATAGGCCTGAGGAGGAAGGTCGTTGTCGTACTTCTCGATGAGCTCTTCACCGGTGAACGACGGCAGAGCTTCTGGTAGAGCCTCTTCTACACCTGAGGTCTCTGCCAGCTTCGGATACTTGGAGAAGTCGTCGATGCGGTACTTGTTCGGACGATGCGTGATCAGCTTGACTGTGACGTTGTCGTAGCCGGGCTTCCTGTTGTAGGTTCCAGGCACACGCATCAGCTGTGTCAGGTCCCAGCCTGACTTGTCAGCACCTTGGAAGGCATGGTAGTACGCGATGCGCTTGCTAACGCTTTCCGCATCGAAAGGATCGATCGGGTCTTCGAAGGCCCAGTACGCCTGGAATCGGTTCGGTGAAGTCTCAACTGCAAGCGTGGGCTTTACCAGTGCATTGCTGGGGTGACACTCGTCGAGATCCGACCAAGAGTTCGTACAGATTGCAACGCTGTCCTTGTTTCTCTTGGGGCGGGATAGGAGCTGCGGACAGAAGTAGACGTTGTGTGTCGCCGACATCGAGTCGATACGTTCTTCTGCCTTCATCTTCTCTGCCGGCCACATGAAGAACTCTTCCTTGAAGTTCCTCATTCCAGCCTGGATGAAGGCGATGCAGAGGTACCCTTCCGCAGGCCCGAAGAGATGGGAAAAGAAAGAGGTGTAGATCAACTTACCATCCCTCTCGGACTAGGAAGGGAGAGGTGACACCGGACACTGCACTTCCCTTGCGGGCACTCACCCAACCAGCCGCAGTGAGCTATCCGGTGTTCTTACCTGGCTGTCCAGACCTCTCCCAGGACGGTCACGGCAGGAGCGAACCCGACTTCTTCTTCGCGCCTCCGGTCGTGGCACCGATCTTCATGCCCTCGACCCAGGCCTTGATGCCCTTGACGTCGTTGCGTGGGTCGTACTCCGTACCGTTCACGACCCTCTTGCCCTGGATCTTGACGATCACGATGACGTCGCGGCCGATCAGGTCGTCACCGTTGGGCAGCGTGAACTCGCCCGCCGAGATGTTGTGCCCGAGAGCCTTCATCAGCTGCGACAGCGTGTAGAGGGCGGGAGAGAAGAGCATGCAGTTCGTCCAGACCTTGCGGTCCTCGTACTCGCCGTCCTGCACCGTGAACTCCAGAGCCCAGTAGGGCTTGCCCGGGTTCTTGCTGTTCTCGCCGCACTCCTTGAGCTCCACGTCGGTGATCTTGACGTGGTACTCGCCTGAGGGAATCGGGTCGAAGGACTTGCCCTCCGACGCCGCCTCTTCCGAGGAGAAATTGACCTTGAGCGTCATGTCAGTTTTCCGTTTCAGGAGTTGATGAGTTCGGTTTCCTGGTTGATGTACTTCATGATCTCCGCCATGGTAGGTTCGACCATCACCTGGGGGAGCTTGTTGGTACGGTCCTTCGCCGTACAGGTGTCCGTAGCCTGCGTGAGAAGCAGATGGGCCTGCTTCGTCTCGTTGTCGATCTCCATCTCACGCATGTACATGAACACCACGATGTCCAGGAACGCTGCGACTTCCTTCTTCAGCTTCCCGGAAAGGTGAGGCTCCTTCACAGTCAGACCGGTCTTGTTGTCCTTCTCCGAGACCATCAGAGCCGTGAAGATTGTGTTCATGGGCAGGTCACGGAAAGCGCGAACGAACTTCCGCATCTGCTCCAGGTTGATGCCCCACTCACGCATAGACGGGACATCGACGTCACGGTTCTCGTTCTGCTCCACGAGCTTCTGCATGACGTTGTACATGTTGAACTTCTGGACCTCGGTCAGAGAGTCCAGAATGACCGTGCGGTACTTGTGGTTGCTGGCATGCAGTTCGTCGTAGACGTCCTGTACGTCCTTCCAGGAAGCCACACGCACTGTGTCACAGTTCGGGTAGCAGTGCTTGAGAGTCTCGGTTCCACCCTCGAAGTCCACGACCAGAACGGAACGCATCTCCGGAACATCGTCTGCGGAGCCAGCCAGCCGCGTCTTGCCGACACCGCTGTCTCCGTAGATCATGATGTTGAGGTTCGATTCCCTCTTGCCAGCCTTCACAACCTTCAGGCCGGCAAAGGTACTGGGAGTGAGTAACTCAGTCACGGAACGCTCCATACGTGAAAACGATGACAAGAACAAGGACACACATGACGCAGTAGATCCGGTAGAGCGTGTGACTCACTCGTTACCCTTGGACTCCGTAGATGGATTCTTGTCTTCCCAGTAGTGATACCTACGCTTGTCGAACATCGTCGACAAGGTGTACAGGAAGTCCTCACCCTGATTCACACCCATACACGGCTGCCTGAAGGCACAGGTGTTACATCCAAAGCGCCCTGCATTGGGGTAGATCATCAGGTCGGGGTTGGTCATGTCGACCGCTTCCATGTACACATTCCGAGCGGCCTGCTTCAGCTCGGTCTCGTTCCTGTGGACGACGAACCTCTGGTGGAACTCGCCGCCGTTCTCCTTCAGCCATTCCAGGAACTCGTCGTAGGCACCCATGACATAGGCACCATTGTCGTTCTCCTGGATAGTCTTCAGGTACAGGTCGTAGTTCGTGTTCTGCTGCTTCGACACACTGTAGAGGCATCCCAGGCGACGACGTGCCATGGGCTCAGGCTCTTCGGGGAAGGCCTTCTTCTGCTCATGGTAGATGAAGCCGGCGATGCGAATGCCGATACTCCACAGGGCCCAGCAGTAGCGAGTGATCTGGTCGTCGATGAGCAGGAACTCATCCCTGTCGCCGGCGAGCTGGGCAGCGGTCTTCCAGTCCACGATCCAGTAGCGACCGTCGACGCCCTCGAAGATGGCGTCGATGCGACCGCCGTATGTGACAGGGAGACCCTTGAAGTTATTTCGGTGCCACATGCCATCGCGCGTGGGAGGGTAGTGCATCTCGCAGTAGGCAATGTATCGCGTCCAGCAGGTGTTGCATTTGCACCAGAGCTGTTCACCAGTGTCCGGGTTGACAACCGGGACCTCGAAGGCGATCTCGACCTTGCGGGGGATCAAGTTCTTGTCCAGAGCGGGTGAGACCTCTTCGGCGTGGTACTGGATCATACCCTCGCCAAGAGCCATACGCTCTTCGTAGTCCTTCGCGACCTCAGGATCCAGGTCCCGCCTGGTGACGTTGTTCGCATCGCAGTATGCGTCAAGCTGTTCTTGGCACTTCTTGCGGAAGGCCTGAACGGCCAGTTCCTTGACCACTTCTCGTGGCTTGTCCCAGAGGTCGGGCTGGTAGAACTTCTCCATGCCGACGTGGTACGCCGACCCGAACTCGAGCGGCTTTGCAGTAGTGCGAGGGTACCAGAACTCACGGAAGATCCAGTTCCACCGTCGCCGGCAACCCCGAAAGGACTTCGACTCACTGGTGTGCAACGAGTGCACCAGCTTTGTGTCGATGTAGTCCTGAACAGTCAGGAGCATTGATGTCATGCTCGAACCCTTCACTTGGTTCGCTGAACTGCTTACACTACTATTATATATGATGCCCACTAGGGAAATCAACTGTGACTTTTGTAGTCATCCTCGGGCGGTAGGGAGGACATTCTCCAGCACTCCCTACCGCCTAAGTCTTAACTGAACCAGTGTCCGTAGATGCCCAACACGGACACAAGTGCGGCGGTCAGCGGGAGAGCGAGAAGTACGAGTGCGCAGCCCTTCGACTGCTTCGGTGCGCGGTAACTCTGACGAGCCTTCATGCGTGCGTGCTGGTTGATCGCACGCTGTCCTGCACGTGTCTGACTCGCGGGCAGGTGCTGAGTGCTTCGGTTGAGAGAGGAGCGTTCCCTGTTGTAGGCGTCCCTACGGCGTCCCACTACTTGTCCTCCTCCGCTCCGAAGAGCAGCACGTGGTCGCGCAGAGTCATGTTGAACTGACGGTCGAGGATCGGCTTCTCCAGACGCCTCACGGTCTCCAGGAGCTTTGCACCGTTCTCACCCTCAGGCATGATCCAGACGTGGTCTGCAGGGATGTCGTGGACCGCGACGATGTTGTCGATCTCCTCGAAGTCCGACTCGTCCTTGACGACGAACTTGAAGTCGGCACCGAGACCAGCGAACTCGTTGAGCACCTTCGGGATGTAGCGCGACATGAGGTCGTTGCCGCTGTGGCTCAGCTTGGGACTGACGTTCCACTGAATGCCGCTGACGAGCTTCGAGATGTCACGCGGCGACTTCGTTCCGGACGTCTCGAACGAGAGCCGCCAGTCCGAGCCCTCGTTCATGAAGTCCTGGACGAGGTGTTCCATCTGGGTGATCTGAAGCAGCGGCTCACCACCACTGATGATCACCAGGCCACCTCGCGGCATCATTCCACGAAGCTCCTTGACAGCGTCGCGCGTACCGACACGCCTCATCTCCTTCAGAGGGTTGTACGGCTTCTCCACCGTCGCGTGGAACTGCACCTGTCGCTCCGTGTACACCCACGTGAAGGGGGTGTCGCACCAGGTGCAATGGAGGTGGCAGCCACCGGTCCGGATGAACCCGGCGTACTGTCCGCGCTGGCGTCCCTCACCCTGCCAGATCGGACCGTAGATTCGGGTCACAAGCAAGTCGTTCATCAGTCTCCTTAGTCAGCCCAGAAATCGACGACGAAAGTGTTAGAACGAATGATCTGAACGTGCCTGTCGTCGTGCAGCAGCTGGATGTATTGGATGTTGCCGAACTGATCGTTGGTGATGTCGTGATCTCGCACGTGCATGTCGATGACGAACATCTTGTCGCCGAGCATGTACTCGATCCTGATACGTCCAGGAGTCGCAGGACCGTCGTGCTTCCTCAGGGAGTAGTCCTCGTACTGTGCCTGAGGTCCGTACTGTCGCATCGGTGACACAGGGTTACTCCTTAACCATTCAAGGGTGCTGAAGAGCATGACTCGTCCTTCCTGAACACCCAGACTCTACGCCCTTTGCCTACATGGTAGTTGACTTGAAACTTGATGTCCTCTTCGTCGTATGCAAAGGCTTGGCCACCGCGTTCCTCGAACACGACAGCGATCGCCTCATCCAGCTTCGCCACGAGGTGCTCCCCAGGTGCCATCACCTCGATACTCAGGGGCCTGTGGACTCACCGGCAGAAGGTTCCGCCCCAGGAACCTGAACCACTCCTGCCCCTGTGCCCATCCCACGGTGGGCTTCTTGCATGCATTGCAGACCCACCATCCATACTTCTTGCCACGAGTGAACCCTCGTGCCTTGATGTTACCACCCCTGGAGGCGCAGTCACAGAACTTCGTCGGGCGCTGGAACATTGCACGCACCACAGGTGCAAAGTGCTTCATGAATCCGGACTCGTTTGACACATGCCCGAGAATACCGTTTTCCTGAACAGCAGCGACGAACTCGTCAGCCGTTGTGTCGTCGTCGAAGGAGAGTACGACGTACCTAGCCATTGGCCAGCATCCCCGCATCCTGCAGCAGGTCCAGAAGGTGAGGGTTGCTCCAGGCCAGCTTCTCAGCCTGTGCCCTCGGATCGGTCAACGGGCGACCGTTGTACCAGTTGAAGTAGTCCTCCAGGAGCATGTACACCGTGCCACCGATGATGGCCGCCAGCAGGATACCCAGCACGAACAACATGTCAGCCCCACTCCTCGAAGGCCACCTCAACGGTGTCCTGGTAGTTCTTCTCCTCGACGCACTGCTGCTTGATCAGGTCCGCGAGCTCGTCGCCACGCTTCTCGAAGTACGAGTAGACAACGTCCTCGACGCCTTCCTCAGTCGGGTTCTCGTCGACCGAGTAGATATCGATCCCGGCCTCGTCCGTGTCCACCTGAATCGTGGCTGTGATGGTCACGATCGCCATCAGCCGATCCCCTTTCCGAACCTGAAGCACTTGCCGTCTTCGTCCTTCAGATACACACCAGGGCAGACAACGTCGATGCCTGCTCCGTGCATGTGCACCTCGACGATCTTGTAGTCGCCCTTGTTGATCGAGGCCCGCCCCTGAACGACGCACTCGTCCTTGTTGATGTGCTTGTCGTTGTAGATGTAGTACGTCCTGACATCGGAACGCAGCTCGTTCGGAATCGGCTCCAGAAGCCGATTGCTGGCTCGCCTTATCTGCTTCATACTTTTATTATATATGGTCTCCTATGGGGTCATCAAGACTCACTTTTGGTGCCATACGTGTTCTGCAGGAGGCGGAGCTTGTGCTTGATGGACGTGAACTTTTCCTTGTTGTTCTCGTCTAGGTTCTGCAGTGCGTACGACGGATTCGGTGATGACAGCTTCACCAGTTCCGCCCAGTACTCGAACGCCTTGGCGTAGTACTCAGTAGAGGCTTCCATGTTCGCCACTGGATCGTTGATGATCGCACTGACACCCACATAGATGTTCGTCAGCAGCGACACATTCAGGTCACGCTGTTCACTGTAGCCCACTACAACCATCCCTGTTCGTTGTGCGATTCGTTGCGAAGTTGGTAGTCGTAAACGGAGTCGCCGAGGATTTGCTGAAGCCACGTCCACTGTTCCTTGAGCTGCTGATCCTTACCCAGGTCAACAGTATTCCTTGCCATGATGTCAGTCACTTGGACTGCGTTCTTCTGCCCCACCCTGTGGAGTCGGTCCTCGGCTTGCCGGTTGATTGCCTGCTTCCAAGATCGATCGATGAATACGACATGAGAGGCCCTGGTGAGAGTGATGCCCACTCCGCCAGCCTGGATCGTTCCTGCGATGCACTTGAGTCGTCCGGCTTGGAAGTTGACAATATGGTTCGCGCGAGCCCTTTCAGGGACGTCACCCGTGATGAGCCCATGGGGCATGCCTTCCTTCGACATGTGCGAGGCGAGCAGGTTGATCGCGGACTTGAACTGGGAAAAGATTACCACAGGCTCGGCACTGTTTTCGATCAGGTCCATCGCTGCACTGATCTTGGCGGACGGATCGATGATGTTGTACCGGACAGCTACGACTTCGCGCCACTTCCAGTTGTGCTTCGGATCGTACTGACGTTCCCTGTCGAACACTTCGGTGGGCTTGTTCGGATCCCATCGCTTGTTCAGCTGACGCTTCTTGTACTGCTCCACCTCAATCGAGCCAACGGCGAACTGCTGCAGGCGGGTAAGCTTCGCGATCGCCTCAGGTGCAGGAAGGGGAACTTCGTTGCCCTTGTTGTCAGTCACCCACGTCAACTGCGTCTTGCGCATCTCGTCGTAGGCCTTGCGTTGAGCCGGGGTCAGATCGACCCACTGTGTGGTGTAGTACTTCTCCGGCAGGTCCTTCAGAACCTCTTCCTTGCGCCTACGAAGGTAGAAGGGCCCGATGTCGCTCTGAAGCTGGTCGACGTTCTTGGCACCGGTGATCTTGTGATACCCCTGTGGAGTCAGTTCGTACATGACATGCGTCTTGTAGAACTTCCAGTACGAGGTGTACTTCCTGGGCTGAAGCCAGTTGAGTACACTCCACAGGTCGTGGGGCTTGCTGTCGGCGGGCGTGCCGGAGGCGGCGAATCTGTTCTCGGGCCGCATCATCTTGACCGCGCGCGTCATCTGCGACTTACGGTTCTTGATCCTGTGGCACTCGTCGAGGATGACGTTGAACCATTCGGTGCGTGCCAGCGACTCCTGGACCAGTCGAAGGGCATCGTAGTGGATCAGGTAGACGTGGTACGGCTTCTTGAGAGCCGCCTTGAACCCTTCGCGGTTCTTCGGGTCGATGCAGTAAACCTTGAGGTTTGGCATCGCCCATCGGTAGTGCTGCACCCAGCTGCTGAGGACGGTGAGAGGTGCAACGATGAGGGTCTTCGACTTGGTCGTGCCCTTCTTCAGTCGCCACTCGCGGTCAGTTGCGATAGCCTCGAGTGTCTTTCCCAGCCCCATGTCGTCGCCACACAGAACGTAGTCCAGCGCAGCGAACTTATCTACTGCCTCTTGCTGAAAAGGAAAGAGCTCGTACCCCGGTCGCAGTTGCTCATCCAGCTTCCGGACGTTCAGGATCTCCACCGAGCAACTTCCTTTCATCCGTGGGCGTCAGAAGTGGTGGCATCGTCAGCTTCTCTGGCGCGAAGCCAATCTTGCCGAGGAACATACCGAATGACAGCATGGAACACAATGCCAAGATAGGTTCCATTCCCGCTTCTTGTTCTTGGCCGCGCTCCATCAGTTCACCGAACTGCTTGCAGCTGGCCTCGTACACGGTGTACGCAAACTCACTAATCGCTGGCGGAATGAAGGTGCCATGCTTGCCCATCCACTCCTCAAACCGTTCCCTCAGTATCTGCCTCTCGATCAGGATCCGCGTCTTCTCTTCCGGTGTCGGTTCGTACGGAAACATTATCACCCAACCACATCTCGCCGATGACGTTACCTGTTACGCGGCAGATCCAGAGTGATACCCATGCCTGACCACGCTTTTCGTGATGCATGCTCAAGGTGCTGTAGCCGTGCCACTTGTGACATGCCTTGCAGTACTTACCGTCTTGCGGATCAGCGCTCTGACTCTCCGGAGTCCAGGTCGCTCCCTGAAACTTCTTCCTCCGCCTGTACTGCTTCCGACCGCCCTCGAGCCATGACGGCGTCGGCTTCGGCGATGCTGATGACCCATCGTCCACAGGCACACTTCTCCTTCTTGATGTGGCCTCTGCGGATGTGATAGTGAACGAGTTGAGGTCTGAAGCCTCGCGCCCTAGCGTAGTCGCTGATTGAAGCCGTTGTCTGTTCTGCGAGCTGATCTTCGCGCTCGTCGGCTTCCATCACTGCCATCAGCTCGTCGATGTTCATTGCGTCACCGGTGCTGGCTTGCCCTTGCAAGTGGCGTAGTGTTTGTTGCCACCGTCGCCACTTACCTTGCCGCACTCCGGGCAAGTCTTACGGTTGCGTCGCGGTCGAGGTGACGGCTCGAAGGGCTTGTTGTACGCTTCCCCGACACTGATCTGGTGACGCAGCGTGATGAGTACTTCGGCAGGGCCCATATCCTCACCCTTGCTGATCCCCAGTTCGTCCGCGATGTGCAGAGCTTTCGTTGTCACGTCCGTGAGTGCGACATCGAGTTCGTTGCAGACACGCTTCATGTACTCCAGCTTGGTTTCCATATTTCACCTCCTACTTCTATTATATAGCGCCCTCATTAGAACCTTCAAGACCCAATCTCGAGAGCTCTCGGTGAGCAGATACTCGTAGACTAGCCAATAGACCGAGTCTAAGCTAGGTCTACCGAGATGACTTATAAGCCCCGTTGTAACTCGTTAGGGCTTATAAGTCACACTCGTAGACTCTCTTAGACTTGGCTCTTGATCTACTGGTTGAACTGCCCGTAGAAGGCCTTGAGCTGCGCTTCGCGTTCGTCACCCGAGACACCGCGCTCGAGAACAGGAAACCCCTTGGGCTTCAGGAGAGGGCTCACGTCATCGGTGGGCAAGCTCCCATCCAGGCGAAGCGTGATCGCCCATCCCGTCTGGTCCCACACGCAGCGCTTGTTCTCGCAGATCATGGTGAGAACCTTCTTCGTCGGATCGGCCGACGGAAGCGTGCCGCCATCTCGACCCGGCTGGTCGCACTTGGGGCACCGCTTGCGCTTGTCGAGTTCCGTTTCAGCCACGTCCCAGCTCCTCGTGCTTTCGAACTGCCTCGTTCCCTGCCTGCACCCACGCGTAGGCGATTCCGGGCTTGGACTCCAACTGCTGCTCCCACGTCGGAAGCTGGTCGCCGTTGAACGACTTCCAGCCTACGGTTTCACAGTAGGCTTCGTAGGCCGCCTTGCCGATCGCAATTGCGTCAACGTCATCCATGGTGCTCCTCCACAGTCTTGAGCTTGTCCAGATCGAACTCGCCGTTCTTCACACCCTTGACGAAGGCCTCCCACTCTCGGTTGACGAACCAGGCCTCATTGCCATCCTCGTCCACAACGACGATGAGGTCGTCCTGGTCGCGGTATACGTTGACGCAGCCGCCATCCTGACAGAAGCTGCTGATCATCAGGCAACCCCCTTGATGAGGTCCTCCAGAACCTGGACGCGCTGCGACAGGTCCTTGATCTGCCCTTCGAGCTGCGACGTCTTGCTGTTAGTCCGAATCTGGCCCTTGTCGTTGAACAACTGCTCTGTGGGGTTCTTGATCAGTTCCCACGTCGACGGATGCGTACCGCCGCCTCGCTGCAGCTGGTCGATACAACCCATGCGCTTCAGGTTGTTGCGCACAGCGGAGTAGTAGGGCACCGCCAAACCGAGGTCGTCGTTGATCAGCTTCGTCAAGAAGCCGACCCAGATCCGTCGAGGCGGACTACCGTTCTCAGTCACGACCTGGGAAGTGGCCTTCATGGCTTCGTACACATTCACGCAGTGGTTGTACATCTGCGGCATCGGGTCAGTCATTTCTTCCTCCTCTCTTTCTATTATATAGGAAACCTTAGTGGGTAATCAAGAAGCAAAAAGAAGGCCCTGTGGTCGCCGCCACGCCGATGCTAGACGCCGTACGACCACAGGGCTTTTCTTCCCCATTCCCGTCCCCACGGGCTAGAGGAGCTCTTCGAACCGACCAATTATGCCAAGTGAGGGGGTCCCGCCTGCCATGTAGGAAGTTGTCGAAGAGCTCCAGTGCGTTAGCCTGACTTGAACCGTCCGCTCGGGGGGCACTGTCCAGGTGCTGCGGACCGATGCGCTATTGGGTTCATAGCACATCTGAGGCTGCCGTCCTGCGCCGACGAAGGCCGACGGCGCTACGGGTAACGCTCCCCGACCCGGCTCGGGGTCGTCGAGGGAAGGGATTGACCTCGACGCATCTTCCGGGTCAGCTTACGGGTGGCACAGAGGGTCGACCTTTCCAGCTCGACGATCTGACTTACAGTACCCCGTCGAGTACCGTTCCGCAACACGTCTGTTGCACCACCCTGCTTAGGTGCACGGAGAGTTGTGAACCCTTTCTGCTGCCCTGGGGAGACGGCGAGTCCCCCGACAACAAGGCGCCCGTGCTCGCCTGAGTTGGTGAAGACGTACGGTGTATGGGCTGGGTACCACCAAGGGCTTATTGACAGTGCCTAGGCAGGAGAAGCCGCGCCTCCTTTGGCGTACGTCTTCAGTTGGAGGTAGACACGTTAGCTTCCCCGACTTCGTGCACCCCGAGCAAGGGTTAACTCTGTCACTAACGTGTCTACCAGCGCCCATCGGAGGAATCGAACCTCCGTCTCCACATCACCCTCCGGCACCCGGATGTCCGAAGAGGCCGCCACCGGCCAAATGATGTAGTGCTCTACCACTGAGCTATGAGGGCTTGGTCAGCCGGCGGGGAGGTTTTCCTGGCACTCCCCGCCGACGACGTCTCACTCGGCCTCGACGGCCTCTTCCAGCTCGTCGTCCTCGCCGGCCGGTCCCGCGGTCGGCTTGTCGGCTGGCTTCGCGGTCTTCTTCGCGGCCTTGGCCTGCGCGTTCGCCTTGCGCTCGTTCGCCCGTCGCTTCCGGTTCTCCCACCACTCCAGGCCCTCGGCCAGCAGGAACGCGCCACGCGACACGCCGTTGCTGTCCTCGACCTCCAGGAGCTTGCCGTCCTCGGAGTTCGGGAACGGGTGGTCCTTCGGCGCGTTCTTGATGTAGCTGTACACGACCTGCGGCTTCAGCTCCGCGACGTTGCCGTCCTTGTCGGTGTGGAGCTGGTTCTCGGTCATGTGCTTCGCGAACGCGACGGGCGTGACCCACCCTTCCGGCAGGTCGCCGCGCTTCGGGGCGGCCGGCGCCTTCTCGGCCTTCGCCTTCGGCTCCGTGCTGGAGGTGTCCTCGATCTCCTCCGACTCCAGGTCGGTGTCCACGTCGAAGTCTTCGTCCGCCAGGGCGTGGTCGCTCATGTGTTCCTCTTCCATTTGGGCGTTGGTTTTTTCTCTCGCTCTTGATTCTATTTTACATGGGCTACAAGCGGGATCTCACGGGGCAAAAAGCGTAATTTTATAATTTTCTTGAAGAAGATATCACATCATGCGGCTGACCAACACGACAGCAACGTCTGCAGCGACCGTGACCCCCAGAGAGGAGAGCCAGATCTTGTAGTCCAACTGCTGCCGCCCCAGAAGGGTGCTGATCCAACCGAAGAAGCCGCCGAGGATCGCATCCAGTGTGAGAAGACCCGCAACGAACACCAGACTCCAGAACGCGATCCACTTCACCAGCTCAGGAGTCACGGTTCATATCCTTCAGGAAGACCATGCCGTGCTTTGCGTAGTGACGTGCACGTCGCTTGGCGACCTTGCGGGTCTTCGGGTTGGAGCTCCGCGGACCGAACTTCAGACGAGCCTCCGGACCGAAGACCGGGTGCTTCACGATGCGGAGGTCACGCTTGCGCGTCACGCCCATGTAGGCCCCGGAACGACGAGCCCACTTGCGACGTGTCATCGCCTGCTCGTACGCCTGCGCGTGGAGCTTCCTGTCCGCAGACGTCTGTACCTTGAGAGGAATCACAGCGCGAACCTCCAGATCACTAGCGCCAACGCCAGGAGCCCGAGAACGATCACCGGCACGATGTTACGTGGCCTGCCGGTCGTGTTGTCGATCTCGTAGCCCTCTTCGCGCTCCGTCATCTTCATTCGGTCTCCTCGACAATCTTGGCCGTCGGGTCTTCGCCATCCCAGTCCGCGATGGAGAAGAAGGCCTCAGGGTCGTCCTTCACAGCCTCGAGCTCGTACTCGATGACCTTGGCCTCGATCAAGTTGCCCTCGGCGTCCTTGAACTCCCCAGCGTAGTTCTGCGGCAGCAAGTCGAACTTGGCGACCAGCTTGCACCTGATCTCAATCTGCTTAGACACTCTGCTTCTCCTTCTTGACACGCTTGGGCGGAACACCACCATGCGGGCGCATCTTGGTACCCGCCTGCCTCAGGAGGTCGTGGACACCCCCGTACGAGCGTCCGGTGATCTGCACCAGCTCCCGGATGGTCTTGTGGTTGTCCTCGTACTCCTTCTTCAGGTACTCCATCCAGGCCTCACGAGCCTCGCCCTTCAGGACCTTCCCGGACCGGAGTTTCGTGCCCACTTGCGAATCCTTCCTACACGTACACGCCGAGGCGTGCCCCCACTGATCAGGTCACCTACCTCAACGATGTGGCCCAGGAACGCCTTGCGCACGTAACGACCTTTGACACCCTTCCAAGGCACGCCGCGCACCTCAACCTCTTCACCCTCAGTGTACTTCATGTCACACCTCCTTGGTCTCATCAGGGCCAGCATCACTGACCGACGCCTCTCGGCGTTTCGACCTGTGGAGTCACTACATCACACCGAACGCTGCCCAACGCGAACCTCGAAGATCACGTCGCAGATGTCACAGGGGTTGGCGATGTGCCACAGACGTTCGTCCACCGATGCGAACCGCCACATCTTGGCGTGCCTCGCCCGTCGACGCTGTACCTTCGTGATCCTCTGACGTGTCACGATCATCTTGGTCGGCATCAGTACTCCTCTCCACCAATCCGGAGACCACCGATGATGTTGTCGGCCTGCACGACGTTCCCAGCGTTGCCGTTGACGACGTTACGCGGACCGTTCTCCACGACTCTCGCCGTGAACGTATCCCCGTGCGCTAGCACCTTGTTCTTCGCCAACGCGTCTATGAACCGCCGGTACTCGTGCTCGTATTCGAACTCGAGTGTGACCTTGCGAGCCATGTTCAGTCCAATCCGTGCGTGCCGCTACCGCGTTCGTTGTTCCTGTCTCTTGGGTCGCGGCCACAGTGCTTGCACGTCAACGAACCGTAGTGCGCAGCGATCCATAAGAACATGAGAGCTGTCAGCGCGAGGATGCC